TTTGTTTTTCTAGCAGGCACTTTGGGTTCTTTAGTAAACTTCTGCGGTTTTACCTCAACCAGATACTTCTTTGTAACACCACTTTTTTCTTGAACCTTGATATAAAAATCCACGAAATATCTATGTGCTCGATTATCTAAAGGAGAGATATATGGTATGGGCAACTCTTCAGATCCCCATTCCAATATGTTGTCGTTATTATCGCACCACTTCATGAACTTTAGTTCCCAACTGGAGCGGTAAATGATATTGTTCGGATTACCAATGTATTTCTTCGGATTCTGTATTTTATACAGACCTTTCAAAGTTTCCTTGCCATAACTCATATAAATATTCCAAACTCTATACTTAATAGGATATTTATTCTAGATGGCAACCGAAGCACCAAAACAAAGTCAGCCAACAAATGGTGGGGCGACTACGCCTGCAGCACCTGCTCCGACGGAAAAATTCGGTGGTAGATTCAGTAGAAGAGATGATTTACTGAAACTGATTGACAATCCGCTGGAAACTACAAAAACATTAAAAAGTTACAGATATCCCCAAGATGTAGGGTCAGCAGAATATCCACATTATGTTGCATTTTTTCCAATGGTAAGAGAAAACTCAAAATATGGTCAAGATTTAAGCAATACTGGAATCGTTTTTGATCAGTCTGATCAAAACAGAGCAGATCCAGAAAAAGGTGGCAACGCAGCGACAGTCGCTGGTGCAATGGCTGGTGCTGCAATTGGTTTGGGTAAAGCACTGAGCGACGCAGGTGGTAGAAAATCTTCTGCTGGCGCTGGAGCAGAAGAAATCGGAGCGCTTCAAAGCGCAGTGAAGGGGATCGGCACTGTTTTTGCTGGCGGTGGTTTGGGTGGTCTTTATGGGTTTGCTTCCACGAAAGCTGCTGGCGAACAAAGAGCAGTGTTCGGCGATAGTGAAATAATCCTGCATGTTTCTGAGAGAGTTTCTGCATCTTATGGTGCTAACTGGGATGTTGGAGATCTTGGTGGTGCGATCGGCGCTATTGCAGCAGGACAATTTGATGCAAACATGGAGGTTGCTGATTATGCATTAAGAAAAGCAGCAAAACTTGGAGGATTAGCAGGATTTGATCAACTATCGAACGTCATCGAGGCAACATCAAAGAAAGTCGAGAACCCATATAAAGAACAACTTTTCCGTTCCATGGGGTTCAGGAAATTTGTTTTTGATTATAAATTTTCACCGAGAAATGAGGAAGAAGCATTACAAGTATTTGGTAAACCCGATCGTACTCGCGAAACCAAAATCGAAGGAATAATACCAACTTTCCTCAGACACATGCATCCAACGAAAAGTACTTCTGGGTTATTCTTGGGATACCCGTCAGAATTTCTGATCGTTTACTATTATAATGGTGCAGAGAACAAATATGTCAGAAAAATATCCAATTGTGCGTTAGTCAACATGTCTATCGATTACGGGGCAGAAGGATTCACGACATTCAAAGGTGGTATACCGTCAGAAGCAACAATTCGGTTAGAGTTCTCAGAACTAGAAACTCTTACTGCGGATAGAATTGAGGATGGGTTCTAATGTTCTTTTCTCTACACCCAGCACTACTGGTAAATTTTCCAGATGGTTCAACTAAAACAATTACAGACATTTTCAGAAGAGTATCTGCTAATAAATTTGCCAATAATTTCGCAGCAATGCAAGAGATTACGATTCCGGATGGATTTACCGTCGAACAAGTAGCAGATAAATATTATGGTAGACCTGACTATCATTGGGTCATTTTAATCCTAAATGAAATTATTGACGTTAGGCAAGAATGGCCGATGTATGATAGAGATTTGTTAGAGTATGCAAAACTGAAATATGGTTCTGTGCAAATTTATGAAACGCACCATTACAGAACTACAGATGGCGACAACTTAATTGTAGATTTCGATGCACAAAAACTTGCGTCTGGTGAAATCGAGGAAGTGACGAATATGCAGTATGAAGAAGAAATGAACAATAAAAAACGAGAAATACAAATTCTGCGCCCAGAATACTTGTATGAATTTGTATCATTGTATACCAGTTTAGTTAAGTAAATGGCAGCAAGCACCGACTCATCTAAACCCAGAGATACTGACACTCTTATCTCTGCTGGTGATGTTATTATTAACAAGGTTGAAATGACTTTGTTGAGCGGAGAAACGTTGGATTTAAGACCGTTCATAATAGAAATTAACATTTACGAGGATATATACTCTCCAGCATTGACAGGCAATGTTGTCATAAGAGATGCGGTGAACTTGATTGGTAGATTGCCATTAGTCGGCGATGAAGTTATCACTATTGATGCCCACACACCATCATTCAGTACAACGATAAAATCAGATAGAATTAACAAAATTCAAAAGTCTTTCTCTGTGTATTCAATTAACAATCGTTCATTGAATTCAGACAGAGAGCAGTATTATACAATACAATTTTGTTCACTAGAAGCATCATTAGATAATGTCGCAAAAGTTTCTAGAAAATTCGAAGGTAATACTGACGATATCGTTTTGAAAATTTTTGAAGAATTTTTTAAGTTGCCTAGAATTTTTAATTCCAAAACTGCATTAGATGCAGCCGAAGGAGCGCCAGAAGATTCTGCTGCAGAAAAACCAAAAGAATCTGCGGGATCAGAAACACACACAGCATTATATGTTGCAGATAGTCCACACAAATCTAAGATAAGTTTTGTTTCACCGATGTGGAGTCCAATGAAAATTATCAATTGGTTGGCGAAACGAACTATCGGCAACACATATGATAAATCTCCTACGTTTTTATTTTTCGAGACCACCAAAGCATTTTATTATACTTCAATTGAAGCATTGGTTGCCACACAAATGACAAACGGTATGATATATTCACAATTCGTATATAATATTCCTACTGCTCAAACTCGAACTGAAGACGCATTGCGCAAATCATTTTCCGTAGTAAAGGATGTAAGTTTTCTAACTAATCTAGATGTATTAAGATCACAAGATTTAGGTCACTTCACTAACAGCGTTTATACGTTCGACTTGATTAAAAAAGAACACAAACATTGGATCTATGATCATGGTATGGCATTTCAAGATTACAAGCACATGGAATCTTATAAGATAGTAGATAAAAAATACGTCGAAGATGATACGAAAAAATTCAATTCTATTTTCCCATTTAATGTTATGCGCTCGTATAACACAAAAAGTTTTATGAGTACTATTAATCCTGGAGTCTTGGATTATACAGAAGAATCTGTTGACTTAAAACCTGAAAAATTCATTGGTCAAAGAAATAGTTTGTTGATGGATATTAACACACTAAAGTTGTCAATTGAAGTTCCAGGAAGAACTGATTGTGAAGTGGGTAAGATTGTAGAATTCTTCTATCCTTCTGTCGATTCTAAAAACAGTGAAACTACGAAGCAAGAAGATAAAACATTATGGGATCCATTGATTAGTGGGTTCTATTTGATAACTGCGCTTCATCATAGGATTACTCCATTCCAACACAGTATGGTCTTAGAAATTTCGAAGGACTCATATAAAAATGCCTTACTTGAAGTTGAAGGTAGTTCTGGAGATGATGCAGCAACAACACCAACATCAACAACACCTTCAACAGATCCAGCAGCAACTTCAGCACCAGTAACGAATTCGGCAAAACCAGTTGGTAAGGGAGCGTTTATCGGTGATAGTATTGCGCAAGGTCTAGGAAGTTCTGCCAAGGGCGCAACAACAAATGCTACTGTTGGTTGGAATACTGATAAAATTAAGAAAAATTATGCTGCTAAAGGTGGTTCAGATTACACAGTCATATCAATGGGAACCAACGATAAGGGATACCCAAATATTAAAACTGCTGAAAACGCAACTGCAGTAAGAGAATCAATTAAATCGCAAACTAAAAAAGTTATTTGGATTCTTCCGTATGATAATACTATTGCGCAGAAAATTCAAGGTGTTGCATCGAAATATGGTGATAAAACAGTTAGATTATCAGATTTCCCGACAAATGATAAATTGCACCCACAGAGTTATACAAAGGTTCTTGAACGAGTAAACCGTGAAATAGGAAGTTAAAAAATGACAATGGATAATTTTACATCTAACAATAACGCAAATTTCTACTGGTGGTTCGGTGTGGTCGAAGATCGCGATGATCCGTTGCGTCTTGGCAGATGTCGCACAAGAATCCTCGGTTATCATACAGATGATAAAGAAGAACTGCCGACGGAAGATCTTCCATGGGCAATTCCTGTCATGCCTGCAAACTCAGCAGGCACCTCTGGCGTTGGTTGGTCGCCAACAGGCGCAGTAGAGGGTTCTTGGGTTGTTGGTTTTTTTGCTGATGGTGAAAACGGACAACACCCCATGTTCTTCGGCACAGTCGGTTCGATTCCTGGTGGGTTGGCATCAACTGGTTGTGGCGATAATTCTAATGGTTCTGGGCAACCTGGAGATTCTGCTACGAGTGATGGATCTGAAGTGTCACCCGATGCAGTAAAAAATCTTACACCCGCAGAAGCTACAAAGGTTGCATTAGATGCTGTTAAATTCTTCATGTCAAAGGGATGGACGAAAGCGCAGGCAGCGGGTATTGTTGGAAATCTCCAAACAGAATCTGGCAACTTCAATCCAAATGTAATTTCTGGCAGAAAGAAGGGCGATAGTGGAAGAGCAGTTGGTGTTGCTCAATGGCACCCAGATAGACAAGCAAATTTCCAGAAAAAATTTGGAAAGAGTATACTCGGTTCTTCGTTAAACGAGCAGTTAGAATTCATTCATTTTGAAATGACTTCTGGTACGGAACGTGGTGCAGGAAATAAATTGAAAGCGATAAAAGATAATACAGAAAATGGTGCAATGAATGCTGCATCAACTGTTGATAAATTCTATGAAAGATCCAGCGGCGAACACAGAAACCAAAGAATGGCGAATGCCAAAAAACTTTTTAATACTGCAAACTGATCGAGGATTATATGATCGAGAACAAAGAATTTATTCTAACCGAAACCGACCTTGAAAAATCTATTTTAAGAGGCGGGAAAGTACTCGTTGGAACTGGCGAAAGAACAAACCAAGTTGGACCACTAACAGTCGACCAACTCGCGAAACTCATGACTGCATGCGTAACAGCGTTGGATAAAATTTATCCTGTTCCTGCGAAGTCATCGCCAAAATCTTTGATGCAAAAAGTTGATTCTCGTGGTAGATATGGTGCATACAAACTAACGATTCAACAGTTAGTAGATTCCGCATATATCGATAAAGAAGTTATTGCGTGGGCTCAAGGCGGATTACAACTTCATGGCGATGGTCCATATACGGCAGAGCGTAGAACCTCCTATGCCGATGAAGCAATGAAAGAATATGATGACATTGATTTTGATTTTGCAGTCCCGCGAACCGAAGAACGCAACAATCTACAATATTATCTGATAAAAAACGAACCGCCAGCATATATTAACACTGCGGTTCAAACTTATGCGCCAATCAGCAGTTTTATCGAAAGTAGTTTAATTGATCAAAACTTCTGGGCATATAATCTCATAGAATTTACTTACAAGTTATTCATAACAGCAAGAATATTTGATGAAGATTTGTTGCTGAATGAGAGCGATCTCAAAGAAGATTCAATCAGGGCGTTATCTGGTTTGTTGGCAGTCGCAATTTGTGATAGTTATGATGCAGCAATCAGTCTGGCAAATGGTAAAGAAAAATTTAATACTGATGGAATAGGTTCCAAGTATTGGTATTCTATTGGATGGAATGCAATCACTGATGCATCTGAACAGAAACCATTTGACGAACCGCAACCAGTTAAATCTCCAGATATAACTGCGATCGCAAACGTTTCTAGTGATGCAATTTCTGAAGAACCGACACCCGAAACTGCCTCTGCGCCAATTAGCACTACAACTGATAGCGGCAATCCGAGCGCAGTTCCAGAATCTAGTGATACGCCGCCACCGCCAGTAACTGCAGAGGCAGTTTCTTCTTCTGCACCGCCGCAAAAACCAATGTCATATCGTGCTCAATCGACTGGTGAGGGTTATTTAATTTCTTATACGTTAGACGACAATGGTTGGTATTTCGGCGGAGATGTGGTATCTTTGGGCGTTTTAGTTGCAACAGGACTTTCTGAGACAAGAGAAGAATTGTTCCGAGTGTTGCTTTCTAAGATTGACAAGATAATCCGACAAACAGACCAAAATCATGCTGCGTATCTTACACTAACGAATGCAAGAAATGATATTGCGAATAATTTCTATGTTGTAACTGAACCGCTATTGAATCAGAAAAATGCTAAAGCGGAACCGCCGCCACCAAGTCAAGTAGAAAATCCGGATGGAACTACGACTACCACCACGACTTTAATTTACAGCGATGGTAGTAAAACGACTATTACTGAGACAATTAGTACTGATGGAACAGTATCAAAACAAAAAGAAATTACTCCTGTATCTCCAACAGCAGATGTGTCACCACCGAAAGTTTCTGACGATTTAGAAAAGGTGCGATCCCCTGCTGATTCTTCTGCTGCTATTGCAACAAATAGTAACAGCATAGGAACATACGGTGCCAACAACCAACCATCTAATGGAGATGTCGTAGCAAATAACGATCCAACCAAGGGGTTTAAGGATCCAAAATCTCAATATCCCAAACCAGATACCGTAAACAAACCAGATACTAATACGCTTGCAGTTGGTATCAATTCGCCAAACATCAATGCAGATCCAAGATCTCCTGCAGGGGATCGCAAATCAATGAGTCCAGGAGCATCACCTGCTGCAAGAAATGCATCTAGAAAACGGGAAGTTCGCAAAGCAGGTAGAAACGGAACTTCGTGGTCGCAACCAGAGTCTCCATATGCAGCAGAATATCCTTACAACAAAGTCTTTGCTGGCGAATCAGGACATGCGTTGGAAATCGACGACACTCCAGGTGCAGAACGATTAAACATTGCACATAGATCTGGCACGTTTGACGAGATCGGACCAGACGGAACAAAGGTTTCTAAAATCGTAGGCGATGGATATACCATTTATGAAAAAGATGGATACATTTTAATTGAAGGATCTGCGAACGTGCACCTTGCAGGTGCATGTAACGTGTTCATTGCTGGTGATACAAATCTATCAATGCATGGTAAAGCATCAATTGATGTGCACAACGACTTAGATTTAAACGTCGGTGGTCACATTGCAGTTTCTGCTGGTAAGGGCATATTCGTAAGAAACCAAGGTATATTCTCGCTAGATAATAAGGGCGACGTGGAAATTAGATCCAAGGGTAAAATGACCCAAGAAGTTGTTGGAACATATAATTTGACGACAACTGGCGGATATAACATGACATCCAAAGGAAATTCAAACGTCAAGATTTCAGGTATTAGTTATACGACTTCGACTGGTGACATGAATTTCTGCACAGATGGTGTATTCAAAGCAAAATCTGCAGGTGATATGAATATGTTGACTGCTGCTGTTATGAACCAAGAATCTGCAGGGGCATTCAATAACAAATCTGGTGCTGCTGTTAACGTAGATGGTGCAGGTAATATCAATCTTAAGGCACCTCTTGTTGCTTCTTCGCCAATTGATACACCAACTCTTGATGTTACAACTGCAAATGTCTCCACACTGAATGCTGGTAGCACAAATCTCCGAGCAACTGGAACTGATACGGGTACTAATGGTGGAAGCACTCACGACCTTCCAATATCTGGTCCGACCTCTGCAACAGTAACTGCTCCTGCTTCCGCTACTTCCGCTGTTGAAGCAGATTGTGCAACAGTCGCACCACTTTCTAAGACCGTAGCAATAGAACTACCTGTTTCGATATCGGTTGGATCAGGAAGTGTAAGTGGAACTGGAGCAAATTCTACTGCATCTGGTGGTGGCGGAGGAGGATCCGAAAGCGATGGACCAGCCGCAGAAGGAGATTTTGAGAGTGGTTCTAGTAGTAGCGGAACAAATGATTGTCCTCCAGGAGAGGGAGGTTCGTCGACCGATGGAGGAACAGAAAATTCAATAGATCCTAATAATTCTGGGGGCGGTTCTGAGTCTGCAGGACCATTCCAAGATAGACCTCCATATGGAAATTCTGATGTTCAAAACGGTAAACAACTTCCTGCGATACCAAGCATGTCAGCATCAAACCCTAATCTAAATTTTCGTATATCTAACGGGCATATTCTTAAAGACATGATGGGAGGAAGAAGTAAACTAGCACCATTCGGTCGTTGGGGAACTGTTGATTTCTTAAGAAATATGCGTGCGCTTTGCGTGCACTTCGTCGATCCTATTAAGCGACAATTCCCAGGAACTAAAATAAACTCTGGTTATAGACCAGCTGGATATGTTCCTCCAGGTGGTGCAAAGTTATCAGCGCACATGATTGGTGCAGCTGTGGATTTAAGAATAGAAGCAAAACCTTATGACGGAAGAGCGCATCTTCAAATGGCAGAATGGATTGCTCGCAATTTACCAAGAGCAGATCAGGTAATTTTTGAAAAGGATGCAGAAACAGGTAGATATTGGGTGCACGTTGGTGTTGTTCCACCTTCTGGCGGTGCACCTAGAGGTCAAAAGTTTACTATGGTCAAACGAGGTAAAAGTGCATCGAGAGTAAAATCGGGACTAAGTGGGTCAATGAATGGATTTACTTTCGTATAACTTCAAAAAGGCATTATAAATACATTTATGACAACCAAAAGCGTAAACAGAATATACTCGGATATTGACCTCAATTTTCTTGCACATCCTGTTACGGGTGATGTATCCAAGAAGTATGATGTTGATGCAGTCAAACAGTCATTGAAGACGCTCATTTTAACAAACTATTATGAGCGTCCTTTTCAACCAACGTTGGGATCTCCTGTTTATGGTATGATGTTTGAACATGTAGATGTTCCATCTTCTAACTCACTTAAACTGAGATTAGAGATGCTGATCAATCAATTTGAACCAAGGATAAGTGCACAAGAAGTCACAGTAGTTCCGCTATACGATGCTAACTCATACAGAGTAACAATATATTTCTATGTTGTTGGAGTTAAAGATCCAGTAACATTTTCAACAATATTAAAGAGATCTCGATAATGTCACAATTAGAAGTTACCGATTTAGACTTTCAACGCATCAAAGAAAATCTTAAAACTTTTCTTCAATCACAAGAAGAATTCCAAGATTACAATTTTGATGGTTCGGGTCTTTCTATTTTGCTTGATGTTCTTGCTTACAACACGCACTACAATGGCACGCTTGCACACTTTCTTTCTAACGAAATGTTCATAGACAGTGCTGTTAAAAGAAACTCAGTAGTCTCTATCGCGAAAACTCTCGGTTATACTCCGACTTCTAGAAGATCTGCAGTCGCAGATGTTACATTCGAAATTCAACCACCAGAAAGTTATTCCCCAACATCGTTGACTATCAGCAGAGATACTATTTTTACTGCGAGCGTTGGAAACAGAACATATAACTTTTATCCAAAAGAAGATGCTACTTCTAGTCTAGGCACATTGCTATCAACTCAGACAGGATTTAGTTTCCCGATAGAACTCATCGAAGGTAAACGAATCTCAAATAGGTTTACTGTTGATCAGACAAATACATCTGGACCTTTTGTTTTGCCGAATCAAAATATCGATACGACTACTATTCGTGTTCGTGTCGTTCAATCCCCTACGGTGCAAGATATTACTTCGTGGAACTACTATGATGATATAATGTCAGTAGAAGCAACAACTAGAGCATTTTTCGTTGAAGAAGGACCATCGGGATTACATGAAGTTAGATTCGGCGACGGTATTCTCGGCGCAGCATTAGAAGTAAACAATATTGTATTAATAGACTATATCGTCAGCAGTGGTGCTGGTGCAAACAATATTTCAACATTCAGCGCGACAGGAACCTTTACGGGATCTACTGAAGTTAAGACAGTATATACAAACAACAATGCTGCTGGTGGTCAAGAAAAACAAAGCATCGATAGCATACGATATAATGCACCAAAATTCAACTCGACCAAGAATCGTGTTGTTACATCTGATGACTATGAAGCATTAATTAAATCTAGATTTAGCAATATCAATTCCATTACTGTTTGGGGTGGTGAAGATAATATACCACCGATCTATGGTAAGGTGTTTGTTGCAATTCAACCACTTCCTGGTTCGATCATTACACAATCGGATAGAGATATTATTATTCGTGATATTATACGCCCTAGAAGCGTAGTCTCAATTCAACCAGAATTTGTTGACCCGATTACAACATATCTTTCCTTGAATGTTACGGTTGATTACGATAGAACAAACACGACTCTAACTTCCTCGAGAATCGAGTCAGAAGTTACTACAGTCATTAACAATTATTTCACTAATAATTTAAATAAACTGCAAAAGAACTTCTACTATTCTAAATTGAGCGCTGCAATAAATGCAACAACAAATTCTATTTTCTCAAATAGTATACAGATTGTTATGCACAGGAGAATCCCTATTATCACAGGCATCACCGAGCAATACACAGTTTATTTCAATACTCAGTTAGAAAACGAATCATTCCGCACTTCTAATTTTACAACAACGATTACAGGGCAGCAGAGCGAAGTATACATTACTGACAGTCATGTCGATGCGGGAGAATCTACTGGTAATCTAGTAATGAAACGAGTAGCAGACGATTCTATTGTTGCGACTGCTGGGACTATTGATTACACCTCTGGAGTTATTAATATTCCAACTTTACTAATTGACTCGTTAAGTGGCGGTCAATCAGAACTTAGATTTTATGTTGAACCATTTGGGTTTTCTCCAAATATCTTTACGACAGGGTTGTCGAGCACCACAGAAAATACAACCCGAGCAGTATTCCCGTTTTCTGCCAAAAATACGGTCATCTCGTTGGACGCAAGTACTGCGAATAGTTCTGCCAATATAATACAAGGATTGACAGTTACTGCAACTGGTAGGTCGCAAGAATAAAGAAGATGGAAGAAAGAATCACATCATACTATAAAAAAGTTGCCAGCATAACAGTCACTGATGGCGGTTCTGGATATACTTCTACACCAACCGTAACAATCGGTGGAAATGCAACAGCAGTTGCAACTGTTGCAGGTGGAAGAGTTACTGCAATCACAGTGACCTCTGCGGGCAATAATTATCTCTCACCACCTACAATTACATTTTCGGGCGGTAACGGTGATGGTGCTGCCGCAACTGCAACTATGGTATATATTGATGATGCGTACAATGGTTTCAAGCAATCTTTAGGGTATCTGATTGCAAATCAATTACCAGATTTTGTAAGAAACCAATATCCTGTATTCATTACGTTCTTAGAAAAATACTACGAGTTTTTAGACCAAGATTTGCAAGCAAATAATGTTCTTCTCAACGCAGAAAGTTTTTCTGACATCAACAGAACACTTGATGCATTCATACCCAAGTTTAAAAATCAGTATGCACAAAACTTTCCACTTACTGCGCAGATTGATGACAAAAGATTAATCAAATTCATCAAGCAGTTCTATGAAGCAAAGGGTTCAGAGAAGGCAATAGAACTTCTCTTTAGAATTCTATACAATGAACGCACAGAAATCTTTTATCCATCTGAACAGGTTCTTCGCGCATCTGATGGTATTTGGATCGAGGACGTAACATTAAAACTTGCAATCGATTCATCTATCACAGCAAATCCGTTTGATCTCACTGGTAAAACAGTTAGAATTACATACTATGAGAATGTCTCATCAGTAACATATGAAAGAACAGTCGAAACTAACATAAACAATGTAACTAAGTTCGCATATGTTTTCCCTGCTGTTTATGAATTGGTAACAAGTCTGCCGAAAACTGCAAGAATTTTAGTTCCAGGCGCTGGTGCAGTTGCCTCTGCGCTTGTTGCAGGCGGACAAGTAAAAGCGATTGTTGGTGAGGCGTATACGCAATTCAACTCGTCAACGAGCGTAAATGATAGCACGAATGTAATTACGATAAACAGTCACGGTTATTCTACTGGTGACATTGTAATCTATTCTAAAGGCGCAGGACATGTCGTTGGCGGGTTAACAGAGTATGCAATATATTACGTAATCGTTGTAAATGCCAACCAAATAAAATTAGCATCGACTGCAAACAACGCAGCATTGGGTACTGCGATTAATATTGCACCTGCTGATCCAGGAAATAACAGACTATATGCTCCTGTTACTGATGGTGGTAATGGATACTTTGCAGCACCAACAGTCCAATTTACTTCAGAGTCGGGCGAATCTGCAACTGCCAGACCAATACTCACAGACACTGGTGAAATATCTCACGTAATTGTCACAAACGGCGGATCTGGGTATTCAACAGCACCTGCTGTTACTTTTTCCACGCAAGCAATACGTACTAAAGTTGAGATTGTTTCTGGGACGACCGTCACTAACTATGGTTACATTGTTCGACAACTAGAAGCAGTTGATGTCATTGACTGCGATGGAACACCACCATGTGGGTTTACCGTCGGTGACATTTTCTCTATCGACGAAACAGGTTCGGTTGGTTCTTATACTATTGACTATGATCCAGACAGTCTTGAGTATTTCTTAAACAAATACAATGAAACCGATGTTGGATTAAATCCATATACACTTGTCGGTAGAGATAACAAAGCGTCTATTAGAATCGATGCAGTCAATGCTGATGGTTGTCCGACTGCAGTAAGTATTTTCGATACAGGATTTGACTTTGAACGTGAAACATTCACTGCGATAATTGAATCGCCATTGGGATGCACTGCTACTCTGTCATTTACTACAGGCGCAGTAAACGTTAAGACTGGTAGATTTAGAGACTCGCGTGGTATGTTGTCGAATGTCAACAGATTACAAGACAACTTCTATTACCAGAACTATTCGTATGTGATTCGCTCAAACGTCCCGTCCAATAAATGGTTGGATATTGTTAAGAATACGGTTCATCCAGCAGGCACTGCTATCTTTGGCGAACTTACCATCGAGCAGACAGTTGACTTCAGTCAATTCATTACAACACCAATACAACCTCTACATATCTATGAGTTTGTGCTCGAGGAACTTTCCGCCGAAACATTCTATTATGCAGTAGACTTTATTAAGGTTCTTACTGACTCTGCGGAAGTAGCAGATGCAAACAGCAATCATGTCTTCAAGGTATTAACTGATGCTGCTACTGTAGCAGATATAGCATCTCTTGATTTTACTGTCGGTATCTACGAAGATGAAGGCGATACTACAGAAACCACAGACGTGTTCGATCGTGTCGTTCAATATGTACGCGAAGTAAACGAAACAACAATTACTGCCGAAAATGCAATTACTGATTTCAGTAAGGTTCTACAAGATACAATTTTCTTGCAAAATCCATACGCTGAGGTCGGGTTCTTTGATGAAAATTATGTAGCAGCAGATAGTGCCGAATTTGACTTTGGAAAGGTTATTGCTGAAGCAGCGACAACCGCAGAATCACAATCCTTTGTGATGAGCAAACCTCTGACAGATACAGTAACCAACGCAGATACATTCGCCAGAACAGTGGAGTATTATAGAACGTTTACAGAATCTGTGATCACACATGAATACGCTAATGCTGGTATAGAACGTCCACTTGGCAACAGTGAAGAGTTCGATATAGATGAAGCAAATGCATCCGAAACTTCAGTCAATCATCTATATAAATATTTGACTGAATCTGTTACGTCAACTGATACAGTTGGTATAATTCCATATCTGGTTAAAACTGATGATGCAGGTGCTACTGAATTATTAATTGTTGCGAATGACTCTGCAACGATAGATTCTATTGCTGCTGCTGAACAATCGCTTATAAATACACTTAAAGGACTATTCGAAACAGTAACAGTCACCGAAGATGGTATCGT